ATGTTGATGATCGTTTGTGGGATTGATCCTGGTTTGAGAGGTGGAATTGCAATTGTCGATGTAGAGGACCAGGTGCTTTTGGCCGCGCAAGAAATGCCCTTGGTCAAAGAAACAAAAAACTCTAAAAATAAGATTTTGGATGTCTGCAAATTTCAGAAGTTCTTAACTGATATGCAACCGGAATCAATCGTGATTGAACGCGTAGCGAGCAGGCCCGCGCAAAGCTCGCAATCAACTTTTACTTTTGGAAGGATGTATGGAGCAATAGAGTCGATTGTTTATTTACAGAAATGCGTGGTGGAGCAAGGGATGTTCGAACGGGTTGAGCCTAGAGTGTGGAAAAAAGCATTTGGGTTATCATCTGATAAAGGTAAATCAAAGGAATCGGCATCTAAGCTGCTTTTAATAGATGACATTAACCTTTTGAATAAGATTTCTAAAAGCGATGGGATCGCAGAAGCTGCATTAATTGCATTGTACCCCTTCCAACGTGAGGGTAAGATACATCTATCTGCAATAGAGCGTTCATGATTCGGGGTGAGAAAACCGCAGAGGAAGAACCATGGTTACTCTCCTTCATATTCTGTTAGCACAAAACTTATGGATACTCGGCTTCCTCTTTTCAGTCTTCTGTGTAATTTTGAGTTAGTGCACTACCGCACTACCTAATTAAACTAAACGTGGAGTCTACAGCTATGCCTAATCCGGCAATATTTAGTCGTGATGTCATGGTTCCGGTTCGTAATAAACGAGCAGCCCTGCCTGGCGATCCAGATTATCGGTTGATGCCGGATGGTTCTACAGTCTTTCCCGAAGCTCGCAACTTGGCGTACAAAATTTATGTGGAGTTGTCCACGCGTAAGATTGGAGTTCCAATCGATTGGGAGGACGATTGTATCCATGAGATCTATAATTCATGGTTCAATTTCATGCAAGAGTATAGGGAAATTCTGAAACAGGTCTATTTGAAAGATTCAACTGTGAGGTTGAGTACTTCCCATGTTTATCACGGTGAGAATACCTTAAAAGTTGATCCTCTCTATATGGCAGATGGATTGTATTCCAGGTACATTTAGAAGATTTCGTGTAATACAGAAGAACATCATGAATCCGACCCCATTGGTTAGAGTCGTTATGAGAAGGAGTGCGCATCCATATAATCTGGTTTCGGTATCTATATCTTGTAAAGATACAATCTAAAACCACACGCAAATAGGATGATGCAGAATCGTCGCAGTGAAGGTATAGGGACCCGGTCGGCTTGAGCAGACGGTGCATTTCCTTTAGTCGTTGCGCCATGAATGCTAAATAGGCGGCTATCTTTTCATTGATTTGATGTACACAAGACAATAGGTTACCTAGTTCAGGCACTTTCAGATAAAGTGCTTTGTATATTGCTCTTGTTTCATCTTCTGTGAACTCCCATTTATCAGAGAAATCATTATAAATTCTTCCAGAATTGAACGGAGGGTCGAGATAGATCAAATCGACGCTTTCCGGTGCCATGGTCTGCATAACGTCAAGGCAGTCACCGATGTAAAGATTTTGCATTGATCTGCACCAGGCTAACGAATTTCATCTAAACGCTCTGCTTTGACATTAAGTTTGCGCGCGGTGTCCTCAAGAGAAAGTCACTGCTGTCTTTCGTGCCCAAACAAGAATTTCAGGGTTGATTCTAGTCATTTCCCGGTGTCCGTGCCAGGCGCTCCTCAAGGATCTACCTTGGCGGAACCGCATAGTCTGGTTAGTCGTTGTCGCCCGCCATAAACGATCAAGGCTTCTCGTCGGGAGTCGCGTCAGTACGTAAATAAATTCTTGACATTCGTAAGTATTTGATTAAGCTACGGCTTGTCTTGGAATCCGCTCTAAAAAAATCTTTATGGAGTATAAAATGGGGAAGAATATGTCTCCCGATCAGCGTTCTAATCGTTCTACTGCCCGCCGTAGCCCCCTTTGGGGAGGCGTCTCCGGTGGTGCACTAGCAGCGGCGCTTGCCCTCGTTTTCTTGCCCCCGTTCGGGTCGAATGTGAAGGCTCATGACGTCCTAAGAGATGGAATCCTTGACGGGATTCCAGGATTAGAAGAGAACCATAAGCCTTATTCGCTTGATTTCTCCCGTCTGGGAGAAAAGCCTCGCTCCATTTGGGATCAGGATATAGTCTTCAACTATGGGCTTGGATCTAAAGAAAGAAAGTATTTCACTGGTAAATTTGATCCCAATCGAGTGGGGGAATCGTTTGCCGTTCTCAGGGGTAATACCTTTTTTATGAACTTTGATTTTGACGGGCATCATAATGCAAGGATGAATTATGGTGTGGGTGATAGTGAATCCCAGTATTTTCTTGGATTATGGGATGTGGATAAGAAGCGGTATTTTCCGGCACTGCGTCGTGGGAATAAGCTTTTGATTGATACTGATGGAAACGGTAAGCACGACATTGAGGGTAGATGGGGAAATGGAGATAATGAGGGGGAATACGCAACGGGCGATGTAGATGGGGATGGTCAGACCGATTTTATCATCCGCAATGGCTGCCGTTTTAAGGCAACGACTTCTTTTAATCTGAATGAGGAGGGGGGTTTTGAGACTGATGAGCGGTATAAATGGAGTTTTGGTTGTGAGGAGCGTGGAAGTATTAGGCAGTATGTCTACAATGGGAATTTCGGAGGGGACAATAGGGACGATATAGCCTATGTCCTTGCTGGAAAGGCTTTAATAGATACGGATATGGATGGCAAACCAGATATGGTTTGGGAAGGTCTTCCGGAGAATTCGTATCTAGAATATTATACCCTTGATGCCAACGGTGATGGTACGGATGAGCTAGCATGGCGAGACAAGAGGAAGGCGACAATTCACATTGCCAATGCTACTAAAAAGAGTCACCTGAAAAAGTTTTAAGCGTGGAATCTTGATTAGTCCGCGTTTAGGCGGCGTGTTGAATGTGGACCGGCATTTCGAGTAACTAGACGGATCTTGGTTACTCGAAATGCCGGTCTTTTTTTATTTTAAATCCACACCAATCAGTTGGAGAGGATTGTTGAAGGTGCATAGATGTCCGTGAGGCTTAAGTCCCTCGATCAAAAGGGTACAAGCAGGCGCTTGTCTAGCAAGAGAGATAACCTGCTTCTGAAAATACAGAAAGAAGCTAAGAAACAGTTTGGACTAGACGATTTCGATCCTGCTGTTGCTTTAGCTGTGGTTGCTTTAAAATGTTTAGAGACCGAGCGTGTCGTAGAGAATGGACGAGTTATCGGGATCATTCCACCGAATAGGGATCTTGCGGTTAAGGCGTTTAGCCGGGTCTTGCCGTATGTGCATGCCAGGGCGGTTACTGTGAGCGTTGAGAGCGAGGATGGCAGTAAAGTGGCAGGCTCGGCCAAGAAGAAGTTAGAACAGCAGCTGCAGCTGTTACCTCCAAAAGGTTGGTCTTCAGATCAAGGTGAAGGAGATGAAGATAGATGACTTACGGTTTTTACGATTTAAAACCACTCGACTTACGGGAGAAACTAAAAATGAGCTATACCACTGATTCTTTGTCTTACACCTTGCATAACTACTTGGTTCCAGGCACGGCATTCGCTGTCTTTTCCGGCTATTCAGGGAACTTAACTGGCATTGATCTTATTCACGCTCAATTTGTTGCTGCCGGGTTGTTTTTCTTCTTCATCGGTTTGGTTCTTAGCCGGATTGGCTCACTTGTTTTAGAGCCTTTACTACTTAAATGGTCATTTGTAAAGTTTGTTGACTACAAGGATTTTGTGGTGGCGTCTGAGTCCGATGATCTTTTAAGAGAGCTTTCTAATATGAACAATGCTTTCCGTACGTATTGTACTGTTTTTATTGTTTTGGCGCTTCTGTCATGCTATGACCTCTGGTTGACTATGACCCCTGTTTTTGATACGGGAAAGTTTGCATATTTGCTTCTCTTTGTGGTATTGCACGCATTGTTTCTTATATCGTATCGGAAGCAGACGGGGTATATCACTCGCCGGGTTACGACTGTACTTGAGGAACTTGAGGAAGAGGAAAAAAAGGAGGCCGAGAAGACTCCAATAGGTTTTCAAAAGAGCTAGTGAATCTGGCTTTATTAGCCTTGGCTTCTAAGGGGAGGGACGTGTAATGTGCGTGTGTCGTCATCTCTCCTTAGAAAGTTGCCAAGAGATGTCGCGTTGGATGTTATATCCACGCTGACAGAAGAAGAAGCTGGTGAGATTCTTGTTGATTGGGAGTTTTGGGCCAGAGATGAGCAATTGCCGCCGGAAGGTGACTGGTTTATCTGGCTTTATCTAGCAGGTCGGGGCGCAGGCAAAACCCGTGCGGGTTCGGAGTGGGTTCTTTCTAGGATACGGGATGGATGTTGCCGGGGTGGGCTGATTGCGCCTACGGCGGCAGATGCGAGGGATGTTATCGTTGAGGGGGAGTCTGGCATCAAGTCGGTTGCAAAGGAAAGCGACTTCACGACTTCTGGCGAGTGGCTTGGTGTTCCTGAGTATGAGCCTTCCAAGCGTCGTCTCACTTGGAAAAATGGGGCGGTGTGTTTTACATATTCAGCCGACAAACCAGAGAGGCTAAGGGGGCCTCAACACGACTTTCTGTGGGGTGATGAGCTTTGTGCTTGGCGTCGGCCAGAGGCTTGGGACCTTGCGATGATGGGGTTGCGTCTTGGGGAGAACCCAACTGTTTTCGTATCGACGACTCCGAAGCCTATCAAGTTAATCAAGAATTTGATTAAAGATCCTGCGTGCGTTGTCACGCGTGGCACGACATATAGTAACAGAGATAACCTTCCGTCGAAATTCTTCGATTCGATTATCAAAAAATATGAAGGTACGCGGTTTGGCCTTCAGGAGCTTGAAGGTGTATTACTTGAGGAAGCTGAGGGTGCGCTGTGGAGCTATAGTTTAATTGAGGAAACGCGGATTACTGATCCAGTATCACTGGATACTTTGAAGCGTGTAGTGGTTGCTGTGGACCCAGCAATAACTGCTACCGATACTTCTGACGAGACCGGAATTGTCGTTTGTGCGCTTAGGAACGATGGGCATGGATTGGTGCTCTCAGACTTATCTGGTCGGTATTCCCCTGGAAAGTGGTCGAAGATTGTTGTTGATGCTTTCGATAAGTGGAAAGCTGATAGCGTGGTTGCCGAGGGGAACCAGGGAGGGGATATGGTGAAGTATACATTGAGGACGCAAAGAAATTCTTTACCAATTCGTGTTGTGCATGCTTCGCGTGGCAAACGCACACGTGCAGACCCGATAGCAGCATACTTCGAGCGTAAGGAGGCACATATTGTCGGAACGCTACGAGATCTTGAGGATCAACTTTGTTCTTGGGAACCTTTGAGTGGGCAGAATTCTCCGGATAGATTGGACGCGATGGTTTGGGGATTGACCGATTGTATGGTAGAGCGTAAAGAAGAACTTAGGGAAGTTCGTGTTCATGGATATTTTTGATTCGGGAGTTGAATTATTTGAGAAGTCTGGAGGAGAGATTGATGTTCATCCTGAATACAGGGATGCATTGTCGGATTGGAAGTTAGTGAGGGATGTTTATGCTGGAGAAAAGAGGGTTAAGTCGTTAGGTCAGGAATATTTACCACAGCCGACTGGTATGACATTCGAGGATTATAGGGCTTTTAAAGAAAGGGCCATCTTCCCTGATGTCATGAAGCAGAGCGTGGTTTCGTTGACCAGTCGTATTCAGCGGCACCCTTCTCGTGTTATTTGGCCTGAGAATAATAAAGACTTTCTTGAAAGTTGTACGAACACGGGATTATCTATTGATGGATTGTGCCGTAATTGTTTGTCGGAGCTTTCTTTGATTGGGCGTTTCGGTATTTTGGTAGATTATCCTAATAATGAGGTAGCATATAACGTAAATCCATACCTTGCAGGGTATACGGCTGAAAATATTCTCGATTGGGAGTATCGCCACTTATCTAGCCGCTTGGACTTGGTTTATGTCCTATTGAGGGAGATTGTTTATGGGAGGAACGAGAAAGGCCGTAAGGTAAAATTATACAGGTATAGGAAGCTGTATTTAAATGATGGCGGTTCCTATTGCGTTGATATGTACCACCATGATGTGAGCAATGATAAGATTCACAAAACTGGCTCGATTATTCCTAATATAAGTGGAAAATCTTTAGACTATATTCCTTTTGTTATTGGCAGTGTAGCTGACAATCCCTCTTTTATAAGTCGTTCCCCGATGTCCGAGTTGGGGTCGTTGTGTCTTGCATATTATAGAATGAGTGCAGATTATCAGCATGCTATGCACCTTTCTGCATTACCGACGGTAGTTGTCGTTACAGACCATTTTGGCGAGGAAACGACGTTAAAATTAGGTTCTGGCACCGGGTGGATACTTCCGATTGGCTCTAGCGCGTATATACTGGAATTTACTGGCAGTACACTTGGCCAGATGCGTCAAACCTTGCTTGATTATGAATCAAGAATGGCACTTCTCGGTGCCGACATGGCTAATACGGACTATGCCATTAGAAATGAATCTGCTGAAACTTCAAGGATGCGGCGTATGGCAAGTGTTATGAAGTATACTTTGTCTGCGAATTCTTGCGATGAGCTTATAACAAGCGTATTAAAGATAGTAGCGTTTTGGAAAAGGTTCTCGGTTGAGGAATGTGAAGAGGCTAGGGTCGAATTGAACCGGGATTGGCTTGAGACGAAAATTTCACCGCCAGAGTTGAAGGCTCTGGTTGAGACTTGGCTGGCTGGTGGTTTATCGTATAGGTCACTCCATAGGTCCCTGCAGACAGGGGAGGTTGTTCCCCCATATACTTCGTGGGAAGAAGAATTGGAGCTTATTAGGAATGAGGGTAAATGAGGGTAGCGATTTCTTATCCTACTGCTTGTATATTAATCTGAGGTAAATGTGGGCATCTTCTTTGACACGTCGGATATTAAATCAAGGATCGAGAGTGTAGCTTTAGCGGTTCTTGGAAACAAGCGGCGTAGTCAAGTCGCCGTTGTTTTTGTTAACCTTGTCATCGGGTTGGTGGCCGCATATTTCGTTGCTGAGGAATCTGCGCGAGTGATGCATGTTGAGGATTGGCAAGTCGTTTGGTCCATGGTTGGCGCTAATCTGTTATTCTATATTGTTCTTATGAGTCCATCCTTTTTTAAGAGGGGAAAATCGAATATTTGGTTTACTGTACTTAGCATTACTGGCCTATTAATTGTTGTTGGATTCATATTAGTTGAGGAAACGATCTATTTAACGCACGTTGATGACTGGCATATTGTCCTTATCGTCATGGCGGTTAATCTTGTCATTTTCTTTATCGTTTCAAGTCATATACCTGATGCGAACGCACTGAATACTAGAGATCCCGATGTCCGTTGCGAACGGCCTGACTGTAAACGAAGTGGTACGAGACAAGCGAGTCTTTCGGCAGATCAGGTTGATACGGATGGGGAACGGGATGGGGAGAAAACTGGCGGAGATCCTACTTAACGTAAATTCTGAGATACGCCGCGTTTTGTACGATAGGCTTTCTTCAGAAATGCCAGTGTCGCCTCGTGCATCTAAAGTTAAAAAGGAATTGAATCTGCTTAAGACTGAGCTTTCGGAAGTGATTAGTTCCGCTCACGCCGATATGAGGAAAGAAGCGGAGGATCAGTTCAAGGGATTAATCCGTAAGGTTTCTGCAATTGAGTTTTCGGATTTGCGAAAAACTGTGCCGTCTGTTGTGGAGCTTGGTGCGCTAAAAGCAAAGGATGTCGTTGATGTTATGGCACTGGTTAATGAGATTCCGGTTTTAGGAGTTCCAGTAAAGCACTGGTTTGAAACAATTAATGAGAAGGACCTTTCTAGGGTATGGTTTACCCTTTTACAAGGGATATGGATGGGGAAGACAACGCCGGATATTGTGCGGTCAGTGGTTGGTACGGATCGTTTAAGGTACAAGGATGGGGTTAGGTCGGTAACGGTCCGGGGTGTAAAAATGATGGCTCGGACGATGACAAACCATATTTCATCGGTTTCGTCTCAAGCGGTGTGGTCAAAAAATGCGGATATTCTTCGCGGTGTGCAGTGGGTTTCGACATTGGATCAACGAACATCCCCTGTGTGCAGAGATCGAGATGGGAAGGTTGGTCCGGTAGATGTTGCTGCAATGCCGGAGTTTAAGCTGCCGTTAGGCACAAGAAGGTTGGTTCCACCGCTTGCGCGTCCTCCAGCACACATGAATTGTCGTTCGACGACAACTCCTATTGTTAAGTCGTGGCGTGATCTTGGTATAGACAAAGATGATCTCTCTGCTGGAACCAGGGCAAGTATGGATGGGAATGTGTCGTCGGAATTGACTTACTATCAATGGCTCAAGAGGCAGCCGGTTTCTGTTCAGAAGGAGGTTCTTGGTCCTGCGCGTTACAAGCTGATGCGGGAAGGGGTGAATCCTGACCGTTTTGTCAACGATGACGGCATGGTTTTAACGCTGGATCAGCTGTCTTGAGCGCGGTTGTTGATCTTGCGTTTTATCTCTTGTAGTCTAGGAAACTCCAAAAATACCCTATGTAACTGATTTATTGAGGTTTCAAATGACCAAGACGGTTGGAAAAAGTAAGTTGTCGTTGACAACGCGTGCTATGAGTGACGCTATGCTTCGTGTGAAGGATGGCGTGGAGAAGTTTGTCGATAAGTGGGGAAATATTTCCGGTTTCGATAGTTCTGTATCCTGCAGAAAGGGGCGTAACGCATTGATGTTGTATATCCGTCCCGAGATTACTCGTATGGTTGACATGAGTAAGTCGTTGACAGATGCCGAGAAACAGGAGGATGAAATCCGCGAGCTGAAGGTGAATGCCGAGAGTACGCGCAAAATGCTGTCCTCGCATTTTGAGGATTCTGCTTCCCCGGCTGAGGAATCTTGTATGCGCCAGTTGGGAATGTTGGGTGTGAATTGTACACCTGCGTTGGAGGCTGATGATCGAGGATGCCTTACTACTCCCAAAATTAAATTCAGATCTTGTCAAGATGAGTTAGTCGACGTGCTTGATGGCCTAGAGCAACATGCAGATGTGGCGAGGAAAGTTTTGAAGGGGGGGACGGTTGATGATGATTGGTTAAATGCGTGGTCGGGTCCGGCAGCAGTGTTGACTGGTCATGCCATTCAGAATTTGGCGAAACTCTCTTCCTCAAAGAGGGGATTGACTATAGGTACTGTTGGCCGAACTCTCATGGAGAGTGGTTTTGATGACATACTTAATGTCGTGGAAGATAATATGAGCGTTCATGGAGAACCCACCATTCATGGGAGGAGAATTGGGGGAATGGTTTCCGGGTTAAGGGGGTTGTTGCACGGTGTGTATGAGCTTTGTTTCCATAAGGAACTAAACGAAGGTCAACCCCCGGTTATTAAGAAAAGGAAGAAAAAAGACAAGGAAAAAGTGCTTTGTAGCAGTAGCAACGTGATGTCTGGCTGAACCTTGTGTGGAAAACTTGTCCTCCATGGAGGGAGGACACTCCCTTTAAGGATTAAATGAGGTAAAAATGCCTGAAGAAAATGTAATGCAAAATTTCGAGAAATTGGAATCTAAACTATTAGCGCTCAAGGATTTGGAAGCCGAGCATTATGCCCTGCATGCGCATAAGGTTTCTGAGTTATTAGCTGATTTAGTAGCAACACTTCGAACTGCTATCCCTTTAGAAGGAAAAAGGAAAGTGGGAGGAGAGGATCACGATCCTGATCTTGAACGGTTTGTAGAACATTTAAATCCTTTTCTCTAAATTAGAAGGAGGTTTGAAAAATGCCTTTAGAAGAAAATTCCGATCCGAAAGATCCTAATCCTAACCCTAATCCTGGTCCTAAATCTAATGAGACGGTTGGGTTAGACTCCGCATTTGTAGAAGATTTTGTGCAGGTGAAATCCGAATTGTCGGAGGTCCGTGAATACCTTAAAAGGTTTGAAGATATTGATCTTTCGAAGCTGGCTGTTCCGAAGGACATTAAGTCTTCGGAGAATGAGATTTCTGCTCGGTATGCGCGTGAGGTTACTGAATTAAAGGCTCAACTTAAGTCTTCTCAGTCTAAACTTGAGAAGTATAAGGAATTATCATCTGCGAGCGAGGCCACTGCGCGTCAGGCCACTCATAAGATGCGGATGGTTCAGCTACAGACGGACGTCCATACAGCCGCACTGAATATAGGGGTTGCTCCGGAAGCAGTGCGTGATGTCATCGCCTTAGCAAAGGATACTTTCAAGGTTTGTGAAGATGGGGAGATGAGGCCACACACGAAAAGTGGAACGCCTGTGCTAAATGAAGATGGAAAGGAAATGGATGTTGTTGGATGGGTAAAAATGGAGGCGAAACAATCTCTACATTGGTTTGGCAGATCGGCTGGTGGTGGGGCTGCTGGTGGGGAGAACATTGGGTTGGGAGGGCTAGATGAGTTTACGATTCCGACTTCAAAAATAAAAGATCAGCAGTTCGTCGATAGAATAAAAAAGAATGCTAGGAAAGCTGGTATTCTGCATAGCTATATGGTTGATTGAAAGTTCTAGTTTCGTTTTGCGCTCTTAATGTGGGGTGTATAGAAAATGCCTTCTCCTCTGGTTACTCCTTCTTTAGCGCCTTGGGTTCCCCAGATTGCGGTTTCCGCTGCCCTAAGTGCTTTCAATCAAAAAGTTACAGTTTTAAAGACTGTAACTACGTTTGGTCCAACAACCGTTCTAGGTGGTAGTCCTGTTAATGCTGTGGGGACGGTGAATAAAGTAGGGTCTCAAGGGGATACGGTAACCCTTACCGTAGCACCTGTATATGTTGCAAATGACCAAATTCAAACGCAGGGCACTCCACCTGATTTTGGGGGAGAGAAAGTAACTGTTGTCATTGATAAGGTTGCTCAAGTTTCTAGAAAGATGAATCCTGTTGCTGCAGTAACGGTCGATTCAGCGATGATTGAGCTAAACGCTGAGAGTATGGTAAAGGCTGCAATTAATCAGGTCGCTTCTGAGATATTTAAACTTCTTCATAGTTTCGACATATGTGTTGCTGTTCCTGCTCCGCCACTTAACCCTAATTATGCTGCTTATGCAAGACCGGCAGCTACTGGACATTCGTTTCTTGACACTTGCGGTATTGAGACAGAAGGAGGGAAGTTTTCGCCTTCTCCCGAAATCCAGTCCGGTATTATTGCTGCTGGTTTAGCCGATAAAGATAATATTAAGGGGAATCTTGCTAGCGTTGGGATAGGGTTAGCTCCTGCTTCGAGGGTTCCTAAATCTGTTCCTGCGTTAGGTGAAGTTGTCTCTGACGAGGATGGGAGTACTCTCAATAAGGAATATACTCTTACGAGAAGTGATCTTCCATCCGATGTGCTTCGGCCCGCCGGGCGATTAACGGTAAAGAGTGACGTAGATGCCGGTGAGTCTTCTGTTGCCTTGGATGGGGGGGGGATTCTGAAGAGTGTAAAAGTTAACAAGAATGATGTTTTTTACTTTGCGGAGGATGGTAAGACGGAGAAAATTGATTACAGATTCCCTTATGCGGCTATGTCTGAGGCAAAGGCTGACGCTGGAAGTGATCTTACTCTTACNNTTTCACCAAAAATTAGGCATGGTCTTCTTGCGGGTAGTCACGTAGCATGGAAGACGTATGCCCGTAATTTTTGGTGGAGAGGATCTGCTGCGGATGTAAGTTCTTTCTATCATCCATCTTCAGTAGTTGTTGTATTTGCGAATATGTCGTCTCCGACCGCTCCTCCCGAGACGTACCATGCTGGTGTGGACGAAAGTACAGGAACGTCCTTTCGTGTTCGGTATTTTGTGGACAATTATGGTCAGGAGTGGTTGGTCCTTGAAACTTTCTACGGGCTAGCAATTGTGAATCCGTGGAGTTGTGTAAACGTCTTGACTAAAAAAGATTCATATTGAGTTAGAAGTGTTGTGTCAATTAACCTTGTTGTTGGGACAAACACTTACGTCTCGTTAACTGACGCTCAATCTTATTGGATTGAGCGTCAGTTAACTGCGCCTTCCTCGTTAGAGGAATCCCTCATAAAGGCAACCGATTTCTTGGAGCAATGGTATTCTTTCATTGGCATTCCAAAAACGAATGACCAGAGATTGCACTTTCCAATTAAGGATTTAATCCTGCCAGATGGCAGGAAAATCTCCTCCGCAGGAATCCCGCAGAGGATAAAGGATGCAACAGCGTATGTTGCTTATGTTATCGGTTCTGAAAAATACCAGACGACAGGATTGCGTGAAAGTGGAAAATTCGGCATAAAAAAGACGAAGGTTGATGTTGTTGAGGTTGAATACGCTGTTCCTGTTAATTTTGACTCCGAGAGTCAAGAGATTCGTGATGTAATGAATCTGAGGTATATTGTTGGAATGATGGTCCGTGATCTTTTAAAGGATAGTGGTAAAGTGACTCGTGATGGGAAGAATGAAATGCGTACTGTTCGTCTTGTAGCGACTTATTAGATGTCCGAGCTTTATGAAGGATTACGTGTGGTGGCAGATGACTTGATAGGGGAATTCGGGGTTAGGGCGAAAATTGTGAGGAATTCGAGTACGTATGATGTAGATAAGGGTTCCTATAAATTGGTGGGGTCGGCACTAGTTGAGTATGATGTGAAGGCAGTCATCCTCCCTAAAGGAGGGGAATCTGGTGGTTCTGATTTTGGAAGTGTTCCTGCTCCTGAGTGGGTGGATGAGGAGGTAATAGCCAATGCGCAGGTCGTTTTGGTTTCTGCTTTGTATGGTTCGAGCAAAGCTGTGCTAATTGAAATTACGCCAAAAGATCGGTTTTTAGTAGAGGTTGGTAACGCTACATACCGTGATGGACAGATCATTACTGTATCGAGTATAAGCCCTGGCGGGTGGGGTAATCCAGTTGTCTATAAATTGTTGGTTTCATTCTCGTAGATTCAAGTGAATAGTGCTCGTAAGTTTGGTGTGGATTTGGAGCGTTTCGGGTCTGGTATGGAGGCCAAAGGAGACTTGATCCTGAGAAAGATCGTGCTTGATCTCATGTCTGCGGTTGTTATGGATACCCCGGTTGATACAGGGCGTGCACGTGGCAACTGGTATCCTTCCATTAATGTTCCAAGCGATGCCAAGGATGATTCGACCGTTGATCCTAGCGGCGGTGGTGTTGTTGCGAATATCATGGGAACGGCGTCTCGCGCAAACATGGGAGATGCGGTTTGGCTGTCGAATAACCTGCCATATATTCTCAGACTTGAAAATGGAAGTTCGAAGCAATCTCCTCAAGGGATGGTCGATAAAAATATCGAAGCAGCGGCATTGCGTTATGGTGGAGTAGTTGCTCGCTAGGTTTGTTCAATAATGACTGCTCGCAACGATAGCTACGAGGCAGTGCATAAAGCGATTCGGAATCGTTTTCTTACGCAGTGGGGTTCCAAAACGGAGATTGCTTGGCCGAATAGTTTTTTTGGACCGAATCTTGGTTCTGGAGCAGTCAATCCATGGGTAAAATTGGAGATATTGGATTCTGCTGCCGATGAAGTTGCTTTCGGCGGTGATGGTAATAATCGGGTTCGCTATCAGGGGATAGCGACTGTCATGGTTTTTGTTCCTTTAGATTCTGGCGATAATAAATCTCTTGAGTATGCAGATGAGGTTACACGTGTTTTCCGTAAGTTCTCGCACCCCGACACGGGGCTTTTTTTTGACCGACCTCCTTTTATACGTACTATCGGGGTCACCGGCAGGTGGTTTCAAGTAAATGTCTTGTGTCCGTTCAGGCGGGATTCTATTCAGTGACGAGGTAGCTGCTGTTTATGTCTACTAGTCTGGCCGTTACTGATAAAGTTGCATTGTATATGGCTAAGGAGGCGGAGTGGGGGAGTTCTCCGGGTATTGCTGCTGACACCTATAAACCTTTTAGATTTGTTAGCGAATCTTTGGCTTCTACTTACACGACGAAGGAATCCGAAGAAATAACTGGCAACAGAATGCTTTCAGATGTCATCATTACGGAAGTGTCTCATGAAGGATCGATTAAATGCGAAGTCTCACCGGGAACGCCGGATGTCCTTTTTGAAAGTGTGATGTCATCGGAATGGAATGACGAGTCTAGTTATACTGTTGGATCGGATGATGCCTTTTTAATTAAAAATCAAATGCTTGTTGGGAATCCATCAATTATAAGCAGCGTAAATGCAACTTTGGTTTTGCCCAATGGAACTGTTTATTCGGAAACTCAGAATGCTATTTATAGTAATTCGAGGAAATTAATTAAAGATGGCGGTCTAATTACCATTAGTGGGGTTAGGGAAGGCGGTGGATTAGGTGGGGGTGAGACTACTATAGTTGCGGTTTTTAAAGGAGTATTAAATGTTAAGCTTAATAAAACTGACAGTGTAAATCATGATATAGTTTTTCTTCATGTTCTGAATTACGATAAGATTTCATCTAACTACTTTAAACAAGGACTTACTGGTACAACGGGTCGGGTTCAAGCCAATTACTCGATAAAATTACTAAGTACTTCTGTTGTTACTTTTGGCGGCTCTATAATTAACAGGGATACTCTCGTCTCGATGACGTTTGTTAAGTTCACCTTAGGGCTTGGGACGTCCACTATCGTTAGATCAGGCAATAGTGTTAGTGTTTCTAATAACATGAAACAAGAGTTCAACGGTTGTGTTGTCAATGAATTAAGTATGAATTTCAATACGGGCGAGGTCCTATCCATGGATATGGATATAATTGGTAAGAAGTCTTCTGTAGTTACTCTTGTTTCGAGTGAGGAGGGCCATGAGAAATATAAAAAGACAAGGGATACTAGCCAAGTCATGTCGGGATCGCACAATGTAAAGTACGCTCATTTCGGTGGTATTTCCGACTATTCAGTAGCTAATATGTCATTGAAAATACTTGGTGGACTGGCCGGGCAGAGGGTAGTGGGAAGTGATAGCCTTGGCGGTATGCGCATGGGGTCCTTCGGGGTTGAAGGACAAGCCTCGGTTTACTTGAAAAATAAAGGACTCCTTGAGGATTTCGTAAATGGACGTTCGTTTCCGATAGATGTTTTGATCGCCGACGAGCAATATAGTAATTGTTTTTTTCTGCATATCCCGAAGGCGAAGATAAGTTCGTATAGTGGGGCAACGGAAGGAAAGAATAGCGACTTGTTTGCAAATATTGATTTCCGTGCTCTAATGAATCAGGATGGAACTGAGAAGCCTTATGCCTTTCATATCTCGAAGATAATAGAATAAATATGGAGTAAGGAATATGTCGTTCGAGTTATCGTCACTTCTGCTTGATCCAAAGGCTGAGGCTGAGGGTTCCGTTGTCGATCTTGGTGACGGCGGTAAAATTAGAATACGTCATATCAATCATCCGGTATTCAAAAGGGCGTTAAGGCGTGGGGTTGGTAAGTATCGTGCCCGTGACATCGATAGTCTTCCAGAAGCGAAGCAGAACAAGATTCTGGCTCAGAGCATTGCTGATGGTCTCTTGATCGGTTGGGAAGATGTTACAGAAAATGGCGAGCCGCTAGAATTTAATATGGAGAATGTACTGCGCATACTTATGAAGTATCCTTCCTTCGTTGAGATTATTATTGATGAAGCACAAAAAATCTCGAATTTCCAGGATTCCGAAGTTGAGGAATTATCGGGAAACTGACTGAGCGTATCAGGTGGGAGGTTTTATTTGGAGATAAACTGGAGTTCCTTGAGAAGATTAGTGATGAGAGTGGTGTCACTCCACCCATGCTGCAGGAGCGACCGGAATTTCTACCTGGTACGCGCGAATACTTTGAAGCTTTTTTCCTTTTAAGTTCCTTCCGAACTAGCGGTCCCGCTGGTCCAAACCCGATCCAGTTCTCAGAGATCATCTCGTATGCCAAAGTCTACGGCTACCATTCATACGATGAAATCACTGCCCTAATACAGATCGTTCGATCTTGCGATGATGCTTGGTTAAAGGCTGTCAGCATCCGAGCAGAGCAGGAGTCTGAGCATGCCGCAAGAAAGCGTACTTAGAGTCGGCATCGATAGCCGGGACATGGTTTCTGGCGCTAAGAGGGGCGAAACCGCACTTTCCAGACTGTCGAAGACTGCCCATGTTACGGAAGGCCGGCTCAGCGGCCTTGAGAGCCGCACAAACGCGCTTTCAAGGGTTCTTGGGGCAGTAAGCACTATCGCCGTTGTCAGTGGATTTGCCCGGCTTTCAGACGCAGCGGCGAATATTCGGTCGAAGATTTCTTTGTTGACCGAATCCGTGCGGGAACAGACGGACATCTATCAGAAGCTGCTTTCCGTGTCGAATGAAACACGGTCTTCTTTTGAGAATAATGCGGGAGCACTGACACGTTTTGTTTTCTCATTGCAGTCTATGGGCTTTTCAATGAGAGAAGGAAACGTTATGGCCCTTGATCTTATAGAAACGCTCAATAAAATGGCGGCAGTGGGAGGGGCGAGTACGGCAGAGGCAGCATCGGCAACACTTCAGCTTTCGCAAGCACTGGCTTCTGGTGTATTGGCTGGCGATGAATTTAAGGCGATAGCCGAGAATATGCCGCTGTTGATGAAAGCGATTGTCGATGCGCTGAATGATGTCGCCGGGAGCGCGAAATATACACGAGGGGATCTTAAGGAGCTTGCATCTGATAGTCGGCTTACGTCCGATATTGTCATCGGCGCTATACAGAGAATAGCGCCAGAGATTGATAGTCAATTTGCAAAGATCAAGCCAACAGTCTCGTCGTCGTTAACTGTAATAAGAAACCAAGTTGTCGATTACTTTGATGGAATCAATCGTGGCTTAGGCGCTGGCAGGCTTTTCTCTCAGCTTCTTTTGACGATTTCGGACAATTTCGATATTGCCGCAGGGGCGGCAACTGGACTTGCAACGGTCATTGGGATTCATCTCGTTAGGGCTATGTCTGTTGCAGCCGCTGCTGCTGTACGAAGCATGGCAGTTGCTTGGGCGGCGACTGGTCCAGTAGGGAAGGCTGTTCAAGCTGTCGTTCTTGCTTTGTCACTTGCGGCAAGTGCGGTTGTCTCGTTTGGAAATAAGACAGTAGAGGTTGGGGGTGCGAGTTATCGGGTATTCGATCTTGCTAGGGAGGCTATAAGACGGGTTGCTGTCTCTTTTCATGAACTCTTTGTCTCAGTTCAAACTGTTGCGTCTAATATTTGGTCGGCGTTCAAGTCAAGCCTGAATAATATTATCGGTGCCGTGTATGCTACGGTTAATTCGATAGTTGTTATTTTCGGTAGATTACCAGAGATATTTTCGGAAATTGGAATAAGGTCAGTCAATGCTTTAATTTCTTCGTTTGAATCCGGTTTGCAATCCCTCGCACAGGCAACGCATGCCTTTTTGGGTATGGTCGGCCTGGGCGGTGCTTTTTCACCGGAAAATCTTTTTGATCTGTCTTCCTGGAAGACAGAAGCGCCAAAGGCGATAAGTGAGATTTCATCCATCATAAATGATGAATTTAAGTCGTCTATTGGTCAAGATTTCCTTGGTGAGGCTGCGTCTGCTTCTTTGGGCTTTATTCGTGACAAAGCAATGATGGTTGCGGAAAGTCTGGCCGAAACAATTGATCCTGTTGTTGGCTTAACGGATAAGGTGTCCGAGTCTACGGATGCTGTCAAATTCTCCCTTGATGGACTTGATACAGCATTGAAGACTAAGGTGAAGACTATAAAAACATTCGGTGATAGAGTGAACGACATTGCGAAAAGGATGAGGGAGGGATTTGCAAATGCGGTTGGTGATGCAATCGTAAGGGGAGAGTCGTTTAGGCAAACGTTGGTGAGTATTGCGAAAGAGGGTTTATCGACACTGATTTCTGCAACGGTTGAGTTAGGTATGAAGTGGTTGGCTAATCAGGCGTTGGCTCAGACGCTTGGGGCTGCTGCTGTTGCGGCGACGTCGGCTTCTGCGTCTGCGGCGGCTGCCGTTTGGGCGGCTCCGGCGGCCTTGGCGTCGTTAGCAACGCTTGGCACCAATGCGACGGCGGCGACCACAGGGATTATGACAACGATTGGGATGACGAAAGGGTTGGCGATGTCTGGTCTTGGCGGATTTGCTTATGGCGCTGATTATGTTAGTGGTCCAGGAACGTCAAGGAGCGATAGCCTATTGGCTAGGTTATCGTCCGGTGAAGGCATAGTCACAGCGAGAGCTAATAGAGATAACCCCGGCATGGTTTCTGCTATGAATAACGGGGAGCGAATTGGCCGAGACGTCGTTCTGAATATAACCGTGGAACAGCATGGGGCAGTTGATGTAGACGTTGATCGTGTTACACCTACAGATGTTAGAATTATTGCCAGGGAGGTAGCAACGGAGGTCGTCGAACAAAGGTCGGAAGGTGTCTTTTCAAGGCAAATCGCGCAACCGAATAGCAGAATGTCAAAGGCGTTTGCGTCTAACTTTAAGGTGAACCGGCAGCGGTAGTTGATGTATGTCGCTTCCAACGGAAACGTTGAACCTCGCTCCTGAGACACAATCCTATACGATTGTTCCTGGTTCCGAGGTTGAACGTGTTAAAGTTGGTGGCGGTCTGGGGAAATATCGACGAGTTTTCAGTGGCAGTACCTACACAGTTAGCGCTTTGTGGCTCCTTGACAGGAGCGATTTTGATACATTCATTTCCTTTTATGAAAGTGACCTTTTAAATGGGTCAAAACCATTTAAGATTAGACTCTTTGCCGGGTCGTCTACTGTTGGCGATCATGCCGCCTATTTTATTCCTGGCACATTATCTCTAACGCCAAAAGGCGGGTTAGCCTATGTGGCGAAGGCTAAATTAGAGGTTTTACCACGAATTACACGCTCCGAGACGCCTACTCCGCCAGGTGGTTATCACAAGTTATCTCTTGTCCCAGATATAAAGTCTTATTCAATTGTTCCAGGCTCGGATGTCGAGCGAGTCTCAATGAGAGATGGTCCAGGGAGATACCGGCGAGTTCGTGGTGGCAGCACTTATACTGTTGGTGCCTTGTGGACTCTTGATAATGAGGGGTTCAATACTTTTCTTGCCTTCTATGAGGCGAACATATCATTTGGCTCGAAACCTTTTAGAATCGATCTTGTTGTTGAAACATCGTCGGCAGTTGAACATACCGCTTTTTTTCTCCCAGGCTCGTTGTCTCTAAAGTCTCAGGGAGGGTTGACCTATGTTGCTAGCGCTAAGCTGGAGGTCGTGCCGGTTCAGCCAAGTCTTTTTGCAATCGATTTAGACGGTCCAGTTGTTCCGCTGCCTGGTCCGGTTGATCCCTCGTCTCAGGGGGATTCGGATCTTGCGCGAGTGTTGGGGGGTACGCGAGATGTTTCGAAGCTTTCCGGTGCGGATGGCGCGGGTGCCGCCAGCACTGCCGGTACTGACGATTCAGATGATGAAGCAGAAGATGAAGATCTGGATCTTGCGCGGCTAATGAAAGGTACAAGAGGTCTTTTCAATTCCGGAGACTGATAATCATGCCGCACGCTGAGCGTTATGTGAATTATTTCCTTAACTCAAGGTCATCTGCCGTGTTATATGAGCTTGTGGAAATAAGTCATGTAAGTTTCACCAAGACGTATCGGATTATTAGAAATTGTGGGGGTGGATTAACTGTTCGGATAGGAGGCGAAGATGTGAAGTTTGAATATTATCCTTTGAGGATCGAGCGCAATGATGACAAGGGAGATTTGGATCAGTCGTTTAGATTCATATTAGGAGATATTGGCGAGATTCTGCCGAATGAAATTTCTCGCGTCATGTCTTCTGGCAGTTCTTCTATTAAGCCGAAAGTAATTTATTATGCTTTTAGTTCTACGGATCTTGGTAATCCTTTGTTTGGGCCTTTCGAGCTTGAAATGGAATATATCTCGTTTAATCATGAAGGTTCGACGTTTGTAGCAAGAGCGCCTGAGATGAATGTGTCGCAAACAGGGGAAAATTATTCTCTTGACAGATTTCCAATGTTGAAGCCGTTCCTGACATGAGTAATTTCGATCCCGTTTTGGATCATTTTCTTTTCCGTGAATATGATTTTGAAACCTACCATTGCGCGCATTTTGCTAGGGATGTTTGGTTATATCTTACCGATGAGGATTTGGGTGAATACTTTGGGTGTTTATTATTGCCGAGAGCTATAGTTAGCGTAAAGAATTTAAAAAAAAGAAAGTTTATTAGATTGAGAAGATTAGAAACGCCTTGTATCGTTCAGGCAAAAATGAAAGACAATGTGGTACACGTAGGCGTTGGTTTGAACAATTCAGTTATTCATTTAAACAGTAGGCTTGCTAGTTACGTTGATTTGAATATTTTTCTAAGGGATGTTCTTAGGGTATCTTATTATGCCACAAGTCACTCTCGTGAGAGATTCGCTGCAATTATGGGCCAGAGAGATTCATGACGTCGATAACGTTATTGAATTTCTTATGCGCGAGTTCCCGCGTTGGCCTCGTTCGGCAAGGATCTATCGCAATGTGGTCTCAGAAAAGCAAGATGTCACGCCAAGTGACAAAAATAGTGTTGATCTGTTGTTGTCGATAGATGATCCATTGATTGTTGTTGTTTACCCAGGGGAGGTTACAACGACAACGATGTTGATAATGGCTTCTATTGTTGCGCTTGGTCTGCTGGCCGTTTCGTCGTTTAAACGACCGCCACAGCCGACGATTCGACAAAGGCATCAAGCGTCATCAACAAATACGCTTGGCTCTCGTGTTAACGATCCGCGACCGCTGGCGAGGATTCCTGACAGTTTTGGAAGGCAACGGATTGTCCCAGATTTATTATCAGTGCCTTGGCGTTTCTATGTAAATGATAGGGAACACGAAATTTGTTATATGTGTATCGGTCGGGGTTCATATTTAATAGATGAGGATGAAGTGTGGGATGGCGATACTAAAATTAAAGATATCTCCGGCTCTGTTGTGAAAATCTATCCTCCCGACTCATCACCGCTTAACGGAAACATCTCGCAAACTATTGGTGCCCAAGAGTTTGAAGTCGTTAGCAGCGAAACCACAACCCTACAGTCGGATGCCATTAGGCTGAATAGAGAGTCTTCACTTGGTCATGTCTTCGGCTCCGATCTTAGTGGGAACCTTTATTCCGTATATAGAAATAATACCGTTAATGGGCAGTTACTACTGCCGTCGAACGTTTATAGTTTTGATTGTCAGGGGTGTGCTCGGTTCAGCATCTTGACCGACCATAATGAGGGAACGATAGAGGTTGATGATTCCGATTTAGACTTTACAACGGTTCTACATTCAGACTTCGCTATTGAGGTTTCTGCCTTTAGGGTAACTGGCGCTTCCAGTTATGATGAGACATTGGGAAGCAAAGTCTTCGTCATAAGCGAAGATAACACGAAGTTCTTGCTATTTTCTCACGGTGTTAGGAGTGGCGAGCGTCTAACCTCTGATGCTGTTGGCAAGTGTCTTGTTATCAGTGGGGGAGATTTAGCATCCTGGCGGCCTGTCAGTTCGGAGATTTGGAACGGAAGGGATGTACACGATAGCATTTTCTGGACCATTAAGAATGGAGAATCCGTTTCTGGCGCTTATAAGGTGGTTTCCGTTGCAACTGTAGAGGTCGAATATAGAAAACGTCCGGCTGTTAGGGACCTTGGAGGATATAGTACGAGGGAAATGGTTAAGGTTGGATTGACATGGTTGGCTGGCAGTGATTTTTGGAATGATGAGGTAATGACTGATTTCGATGATGAGAGTGATTATATATGGAGCTATATGTATCAGGGGAACCGGAGAAGGCGATCAATCGGCGATGTTCCGCAAACGAGAATGTATGCGTCCGAGGCATTGAACGTTAAACTTTTCGATTTTTCGGATTTTGTTGGGTTGGGTATTGATGGGACATACGAAATCAATTCGTTTTCGGAAAAATCGCTAAAGTTACACGTCGAGTCTCGTTTGCATGGCGCTTGGGAGTCGGCGCAAAGGAGTACTGCGCCGGATACACAGCGTGCAATGCTGTATGCTAAAGTGCCAGAGGAGAAGTGGATTGGGCCTATCTATGTCGATAAGAGTGCGGTATCGATGAATTTCCTTGCCAGGAATGGTCTTTATGTGGAAACAAGTACTGGAAATCCAAAACCGTTTCCGGTTCAGGTGGTAGCGAAAATATCTAAATTAGATGATAGTGGTAATAAGATTGTAGGTGGGGAGTCAGTCAAGACGTTGGATATTAAAGGTTCAGGATTGAACAGGGAGGGGAAAGCGGCCACGCTTGCCTTTGATCTTCCAGACAATCTCTCCGGGAGATATAGGATAGATGTGCGTCGGGCTACCGAGACGGATCTCAATGCAAGGTGCATTGATTCCTTGCGGCTCACGGAGTTTTTCGAGCTTGAGCGGGTTCCAGATCACCATTTATTCGGCAATGTCACGACTGCGATGGTGGAGACTATTGCGACAAAAGATGCGACGAGCATTAAAGAGCGTAAGTTCAACCTGCTTGCAACCAGAAAGGTTGTTACTTACCGGGAGGATGGTACAAGGAAAGGTTTGGTTGCGACCAGGAATGCCGGTGATATATTCATTGCTGCTTGTTTGGATGATAATATCGGTAGAAAGTTACAAGAAGATGTCGATATTTCGGGAATAAAGTCCGAAGTCGCAAAGGCGATAGCGGCTCTCGGCTCGGATGAAAAAGTTGAGTTCAATGGTACGTTCGATAATCTCGATATTTCAGTCGAGGAGACGCTGAGCACTGTTGCGGCTGCTGCGTTTCTTGTACCTTACAGGTGGGCGAAGCAGATAAAAGTGCGATATGAAGGAAGTACTGCCAAAAATGTTTTGGTTCTCAACCATCGGACAAAGGTCGATAAGACAGAAACTAGATCTTTGAGTTTTGGTATTAAGGATAATCATAATGGCGTGATCTATGAATATACCGACAGGGATTCCGGTCTTCCGGAGTCGATTTATCTTCCAAACTCGGTTGAGCCATCGAATCCGATTAGAGTCGAGGAAATTGGGGTTCAAAACAGGTCGCAGGCAGAGGCTCATGCGAAGCGGATATGGAACAAGGAAAAATACCAGAATGTCGTCGTGACCGTTAAAGCGACACAGGAGGCGGAAATTCTCTCGCTTGGGGATTGTGTTATCCTTGCCGATAATACTCATGCGGTTGACAATGATGGGGAAGTAGTTTCGCAAACTGATCTGGTCCTGGAATTATCGCAGAGAGTCCCACGGTTCGCGCAGGGTGTTTCATATAAAATCCTAGTGCAATTGCCGTCAGGATCGGTTCAAGAAAGAGGGATTACCCGTGTGAGTGATAGGAGTGTTAGGTTGGCGAGCGGATTAAGCGAGAGTTTGGCGTTGGGAGTCGATAATTATGCGCGTGCGACTTATAAGATTTTTAAGGAGACAGACGTCGGGAACAGTCGTTTCATCGTTGTTGAGAAAACACCGACCGATGATATGACCTATGATCTTAAACTTGTCAATTATGATTCAAGAGTGTATGCATAACCGAGGCGCGAGGTTGATGGGATATGTCTAACCCTTGGGAACCCGATGTTCCTGTACCTCATCGTAGCGATAAAGAGATATTTCATGAATGTTCTCTGAAATTCGATGGATTTATCAATGGGGATGGTTACGAAGATGTAAGGGGAAATCACGTTCAGGGGTTAAGGACCCTATCTAGTCGCGCGCTTATTGAATATTCGTCGAATAAGCTAAATAAGATTTTCGTTAGGAACGACCCGGCAGGGGGAACTATATCGGCCCAGGTTAAAAGCGGGAATATTGCCAGCAATACGTACATTGAATTTCTTTTTCGGAAGTCAATACCAAGTAATGAGGCGATGGGTTATAGTTGGTCGGTGAGTGGAATTTTTATCACTACTCGAAACCCTGATTCGACCTTTACCCGTCGTATGCGCATAGGTTCAGCAGCTTTTTCCAGCTATATAAACAGTCACAACATTATTGTCGATACATGGGGTGTTCCGTTTGCAGATGGGTGGGTAAAGGGAATATTGCAACAAACCTTTACCCATGGATCAAAATCACTTGTTCTTGTCGATGGAAACGCGCCGTCGAAGCATAGTTTGCCTGGGAATGTGGGATATGCTGATTCATTGATTATCAATACGGAGGTCAATATAGGGACTACATCTATTTTGCGCCAGCCATCTCCGATCACTATTGGAAAACAGGATATTTCATGGATGGTCGATCAAAATGGCTTGCATATCTCGTCAAGATGGCAGGCTGCTGGTCATTGGTCTGCACGTGAAAGAGATTTCAAGGAAATGATGACTGGAGTAGCATGTCTTGTATTGAACGTTGATAAGTTCGGGGATAATGAAGTCCCGGTCTATAAGAAGATCTTTTCAGATTGCGCAACAGAAAAAACGCTTCAGAAATATTGGGGCACTTTCAATCTTAACGAATCGATTGATGTTTTGTCGAAAACCATGAAGGATTATTCTATTGATGATGAGGGCACATCACAGTCTTTGGGGTTGCAGTCAAGGTGGATTCATTTAATCGGCGAGAAGTCGCTTCATTCATACGCTGTAAGTTTAACTGTCGATTATTTGGATTCTTCTGTAAGCGATATTTCAGGGAGTCGTTTTGTCTGGTTGAAAAGAGAGGATGGTACGCTTTTGTTAGCTTACCTGTTCCCAACAGATATGAGGCAAGCGAATAGCGGGTCGGGGGCTGTAACTATTAAGATTGATACGTCGAGTTGAGTCATGAACCACGATGAGATTGTTACATTTTACAAGTACCTCAATAGTGAGGTTATGTTTGTCGATAACAAAGGGGTTAAAACCGATAGCCTAAGAACCTTGATGCCTAAGCTTATCGCTTATAAAATAAAACAGGCAGACTTACAGGCGAAGTCGGAAAAAATATCCCGTAAAGCGATTGTCGAACGCAGGGGAGATGGTGCTTTTAATTTATATGTGAGAGCGTTGAATACGAAGTCTACTAAGCATATCAAGTACGTATTCGAGCGGGACTGGTATAGTCGGATTGTCGGGAGGAAGGCTTATTTCGGTAATCGTGCTGTTTGCTGGGAAGGCGCGTGGATTGTGCAGCGGACAGGCGATACGTTTTCCGACGGGGAGAAGGTTTTGGGCCGAAGAACCGAGTCTACTATTTTTGATCCTGTCTTCTTGTTAAAATTGAGTATCAAGGAAGGCTCGCAGGTGATGCAGGAAGTTGATGTGTCGGCGGGTGGTTCGTTGGGGCTTGAGCAACAAATCGCATCTCGGTTGATTGTAGATGATAAGGATATGAATATTGGGAAGCAGTTTGAGGATGGCGATGCGAGGTTTGTAGAAGGCACTCATATTTTCTATGAGAGTATTTCAATCATCAGGTTTGAAAGAGAATGGTTCGATGATCTACATTCTTTTTCAAGCAAATCCAGTTTCAGAAGGGGCTTGTACGTAGGGGTTGTTGAACCGTCGTCTGATGAGATATATATTCCTTTCGTTATTGTCCGCGCGTGGGTATTGAGTGGTGATAGTATATCGATAACCAACTCTATCGTTCCAATTCTTGATCCTGACTACAACCATCTGCCTGATGGTGGTAAATTTAGTATAGATTTAAAGTCTGCAACTGTATCGTTGTCGTCGATTATATCTCCTGCCGCAAAAACAGATGGGCTTTCCGCTTTTTTCTCTGATAAAGGGCCGGGAGGGATCGTGGATTTGACTTCAATGAAGTCATCGATTCAAGATACCGTCATTATTGAGCATGGAAATGCTGTTGTTCCGTTGGATTCGCAGGGAAACTTGAATACGATATTGTTTAGTGATAGCGGAGTTGCCTTTCATTATCTTATGGATTTCAGAAGTTTAATTCAAGACGCCGGGGAAGATGTTTCAGTCAAGCGGTTGCTATATAATAATGATTTGCAGTTTTTCCATGTTCACCTGCATAACCACAAGGCTCATGTAATGAGAGCAACTTTCAGTGCTCTTGTCCGTGAGTAAAGAATAGGAGCGATATGATGGCTAAAAAGACTTCGAAGAATGGGATACGCTTGCTCAAGCTGTTCGAGGGTTTCTCGTCTCAGAAGTACCTGTGTCCCGCTGGACGTCCGACAATCGGGTATGGACATCTGTTAGGTCCGAGAGAGTCTTTCCCTTATGGGGTGACGAAAAAGGAGGCTACGAAGCTTCTTAGATGTGATGTTAAAGACGCTGAATTTGCCGTTTCGGAACTTGTCAAGATTGATCTTTTAGAACATCAATTTGATGCTTTAGTGTTGTTCGTTTATAACCTGGGAAGGAACGCTTTTGAGCATTCTACGTTACTCAAAAGGGTGAACGAAGGGAATCATGAGGCCGCTGCGGGAGAATTTAAGCGATGGGTTTATGCTGGTCATGTGAAGTGTAAGGGTCTCGTCAAGCGAAGAAAGAGAGAGTCTAAACTGTATTTGAGAGGGGAATCCTAG